GAGTTCGTGGAAAGAATGGCGACTTCAATAGAAAAGTAACAACAGATAAAAAGTTGTTTGAAGAAAAACCACGACCATTGAATCCTTTCGCGCTTCCGAAGTCTTACGCAAAGAAGCGTAGACACGTTGAAGTCAAAGGAACGAAGTTCTTAATTCTTTGCGATTTGCACTTTCCATATCAAGACAACGAAGCTATTGAGTGCGCGATAAACGAAGGCATCAAACAAGGGTGTGATTCAATCATATTGAATGGTGACGCGTTAGACTGTCACATGATTTCCGACTTCGTTAAAGATCCACGCAAAAGAAAATTCAAAGACGAACTTTATTCAATACGTCAATTCCTTGCGTCGCTTAGACACACGTTCCCAACGGCAAACATTTACTACAAAGAAGGCAACCACGAAGAAAGGTACTGGCGTTACATGCGAATCAAAGCACCTGAGTTGTTCGACATCGACGCGTTCGACTTTCCTTCGTTAACGCATTGCGACAAGCATAACGTGAAATGGATTGACGGAAAGAGCAAATTAAATATCGGTAAACTTTCAATCTTTCACGGGCACGAATTCGGAAAACAATTTCTTCCGTCTGTTAACGTAGCGCGTGGTTTATTTATGAAGACTAAGGTGTCCGCGCTTTGCGGACATCACCACCAAACAGCGGAACACAACGAGAGGGACGCTAACGGTAAGTTTATTACTTGTTGGGGCGTGGGTTGTTTGAGTGAGCTTAGTCCCGACTACAATCCGTATTCAAAATACAATCATGGATTTGCTATTGTGAGTAAAGGAAAAAATGGTTACTTTAGCGTTCACAACTATCGAATACACGATGGACAAATTTTATAAACCTAAAAAAACAACTATGATTATTGCAATTATTTTTTTCTTTACCGCACTTCTTGCGGTGCTATGGGTTCGAGGCATCGACAAGATGGCTAGCGAGCATCCAGACTATAACGGAAACGATTTAATCTAACGCACAATGGACGAAAGAAAATACCAACCCGACGCACTTATTGTTGTAATTGCAACAAGTGTTTTTTGGATGCTTGTTTGTTTAGCGTTCTGGAACTTCAACCCGAAGATTGAGACGCAAGTACAAATACAAAAACAAGACAGTATAATTTATTATAACAGCGGCGAATACGACCGCTTGCTTCAAGAGGAAATTGATTTATACGGAACTTATAGAAGATATGAAGACGCTCAACTTACAGCCAAAACGACCTATCGCACTCGTCGTGATACTATTCTTGTTCTCGATACTATTCGTAAAACTGATATTGTCTATTTAATCAATTCATGTGATAGCGTTATTGCTTCCGATTCGCTTGTGATTAACAATCTTCAGGAACAAATAAACATCAAGGACGAAAAAGTAAACAACTTACAAGAAGTCGTTGGGGCTTATGAACAAAAGACGGTGTTGTTGAGCGAAGAAATTAACACTCTGGATGCTGAAAAGAAAAAGTTGGAGAAACAAAAAAAGCGCAGAAACCACGCTTTAGTTTTTAGTTCGTCCGTCGCTATTTTGTCGACGTTTGTTCTTGCAATTTTACTTTAGATTCGTCGATATAAAACTTCATTGAGAACTGGATTGCTTCACTTAAAAAAGTGTTGCGACTATTCACACCTCTCTTTTCGTCAATCTCGTTCCACAGGTCTTTGTGCAAGTACACGCATATTCCTTTCTTAGTTTTGCTCTGAGCCATCTTCTTTTGTTTTAGTCATCATTGTTCCAATCATTAACGCAAGATATATTTTCTCTTTTGCGTTTAAGTCTTTCCGCTGTGAAAGCTCAAGCAATATGTCGCCAAGAATCTTTCCCTGTTGAAAGTAGGTTGCAATTGAATTAACGATTTCTCGTTCACGATCGTATGTCATTTTGAGCGTTTCGTAAAGTGGTGTATTTTTCATATTGTAAATTTATGCTAAGTTAATTATCCTACAACATATTGTCCATAACTTGGATTGAGTTCGAAATACATTCGCATCATTATTGCGTCGGCAACGTCTGGCGAAATACCTTCGCGGTTCTTGATAACGTCTTTCGGTGTGACCATAAGTTTACCGTCAACGTCTGCGCGGTGTCGCTTAATCATTTCTAATTCACGAACTATTTGTTCTTTGCGCGTACTGGATAGAATCGTTACCTTGTTTTCTTCGACGTACTGCGCAAGTTTGTAGTAACATTCGCTTTTCAAATTTTGGTATTGTGGGTGTTTGGGTTTAGATCCATTCTGAAATCCGACGCACTTCAAATAATCAACGGCTCCCGCGCCGATGCCGTCTTCATCCGCGATAACATTTTGAAGAAGAATTGAATGTTCTTTCATGACAACGCGAATCTTGTTCACTACTTCGTCAATGGCTGCTCTATTCAACTCAATTATATCGATGATAGTTAGACCTTCCCAAACGCAGATAATCGTTCTGTCCTTCCCGAATCGCGCTATGTCGGCTGTGATATACTTCTTTCCTTCATTGATTACTTCGTTCCTAAACATTCGAAGAAGATTCTCCGTTTGAAACAACTTGTCGCTGTCGTCGTCGAACTCCCAGTTGCCTTCTAAAAGTCTTTTGCGGTCGTATTCTGGAAGTCGTCTAAGAGATTCGATGTAAGCAACCGGTAAGAATGGATTGTCCTGTGGTAACGCTTGCACAAACGCGCGGTGTGAAGGCAATTCGTTGCGGTTGTTCTTCATGTAAAACTCGTTGTACAACCAACCCTTCGACGGATTGCACGAAAGAAAACCTTTAGGAATAAGACCGAACTCGTTCAACTTAAAACGACATCGCGAATGAACGATATTGACCGCCTTTTCGCTTACTTCGGATACTTCATCTATGAAATAGTCTGTGAGCTCCATCGACCCAAGTTGGTCGAAATTTGGGTTTGACGGATAGCTGAACAAATCTTTTAGCACTATTTCGCTTCCGTTGAAGAACTTAATTATGTTCGATTGTCCGTTGTATGTGTAGTGCTTGTCAGCAACCAAACCAAAGTCTTGTGCAGTTTCAAAGAACGTGTTTAACGTCGTCTTTTTCAGCGTATCTAATTTGCTACGTCCAATAAGCGAACGCGTTCCTGCATACTTCAAACGACGTTGAATCTGCCACATACAACCAAACTTCGTCTTCCCACCCCCTGCCGCGCCACCATACAACAACTGCTCAACCTGTGAATCAGTTGCAAGATAGTTAAGTGCTTCAATTTGACGCGGCAGATATTCGGGTTTATAAGGTTTCATTTATTCTAATCATTGCGTAAGAAATTGGAATGAAGGCGACAGTTTTTCTTCTTATTGTGCATCGATGAAACATTTCATTTCCTTCTTGATATCCTTCTACTTTATCACATAAAACCTCATGCGATTCTCCTGTAATTGGATGAATGAATTTAAACTTTCTCATTAAAATAGTGTTAGTTGATTTTCAACAACAGGACAAAGTTCGTCTTGAAGTATTTGTATAATACGATCGTAGCGTTTTTCTTCATTACGTCGTTTCAATTGATTAATGAGTAATTCAAGACCACCTTTAAACGCTTCGTCTTTTGTTTTATACAAGTCGTTGTCTGGTCGGTGCTGATTAAATGTGTGAGACCAACCTTCTGAGAATCCGTTAAAGCGAACTCCATAACTCCACAATTCATCTTGAACAATTGCCGTTTCAACTTGCGCTTCATAACCCTTACTGCATTTGTAAGTTTTCAAGATAGGATTTTCACACGCTCCGTGTTCGTTGTAAATGAACTGGCTCATTGCTTCGACAAATATAATTTGTACAATTCGCGCATACCTTCGAATGAAATAGACTCTTTGAGTAGCTGACGTTTGCGGTCGCTCATTCTTTCAACCATTGGTTTGTTCAAGTTCTGTTCGAAGTAGATAGTCTTTCTTGCCTTTGCTTTGCAAAGTTTGTATTCTTCATCCGTGAACGTGTCAATCGTTATCTGTTTGCTTTCTTCGAGCCACCTCATTAAAGACACCGCACGAATCTCAATGACCGTATATTTTCCTTTCTTATAACTTGCAATATCTTCTGCTAACATTCTGCGCCAGCTATCGTCGTTTACCGCCATTTCGCTCTCCTTTAATTGTTTAGATTGTTCTTCTTTTGATTCCGCGATTTCGCGTTGTATTTGTAGATTCGCTTTATCGCGGTGTGGTTTGTAGTGCGTCAACACGTCACCAATAAACACTACGCTCAACGCTCCGAAGTGTTCGCATTTCTTTGACAGTTCGTTTGCTGCGTTCAATTCAAAGGCAAGATTGAAGTGTTCAAACGTAACCCAACGGAAGTGTTTGCCTATGAATTCGTGAAGCATCTGGAGTAGTTGCGCTTCAGGAAGTGCGATACCGTACATAGCGCAGACCTTCGAACATAACTTTACGAACGCAGGTAGTTCGTAATCGGCAACGAACGCGCTTTCACGCTCTGCACGATCAACCCTTTGTGTAATGCTGAGCGTCGTTGTAGATGCGTTGCGCAGCGTCTGAATCGAATTTTCCATTTTTGATTTTAGTGTTTTGGTTTGTAGTTACAAAGGTAGACAAGTCCCATTTACGAACGGCAGCCTTCCAGTCTTTCATTTGATTTCTTCCGACCTTCCAACCGTTCGCTTCGTAGTGTGCATGAAATTTTTCGGTAAATGCAAGCGCGTCTTTGTCGCTTAGTTTTTCGCAGGCGTAGTCGTATATTTCAACAACGGTAGGTTTGACGAACGAAGGCTTCTTTTCTTTCGTTGGTGCTGGAAGTTGAGCGGGTTGCGCGTTCAATAGTTGTTGAACTTGCGCTTCAAGAATCTCGATTCTCTTTTTGAGTTGTAGTATTAGCATTGTTTTATTTTTTAGTTAGTCCCACCCTTCGCCTTTCGCGTCGTCGTCTGCGTCGTCCCATTCTTGACAATCGAAGCATTTTTTTATTTCTCCGTCTTCGTCGATTAGCTCGTAAGCTTCTTCGTACGTTTTAAGTTTTTGGTCCTGAAGAACGGCGTTCACGCGTTCGTCAAGTTCCGCGCTTTCGCAGTTCGGACAAAAGATTAATTCTGATTTCATTTTCTTTTAAGTTGTTTTTTAAGTTTGATTTCTTTTTGATGTTCTAGATGCTCGACAAATTTAGTAAAAAATTTCATTGGTTTAGCATAACCCATTTCTTCGAGAATAAAACAGATGCGTTCAACCGTTGCGCGAAACTCTCGGTCGGTCTCAATGTGTCCTGCCACCTGGCGAATACCGTGTATAACCGTCGCGTGATCCTTGCCGTAGTGTTTGCCTATCGAATCAAGACTAAGTAAGTAACACGGGCGCACAATAAAGAAAATGATTTGTCGTGCGTTGACGATTTCGCGCTTGCGTGTTATCATGTACAACTTCTGCGATTCGATACCGAGAACGGAACAGGTCACGTCTTCCAATGCTGACCAAAACATTTCCCTTTCGTTCTCCAGTTCCTGTTGTATTTTAATTTGTTCGCTCGTCAATCGTTCGTAACGTGGTGTTAGCATCAACCACAATGTCTCGAATCGTTCCATGTGACGGAAGGGAATCATGTCAATTAGTTCCTGTCTTATTTGTTCGTTAGTCATATCTTTAATTATCGTTCATTTCAATTGGTGCGCTGTTGTTCTTATCGACTACCAACAAAATTGTTTTTAATTGTTTTGAATCTCCACGATCCATTCCTTCACCAACCATAAAACCGTGTATTTCAATCTTGTCTTTTTCTATTATGTAAATGTTTACTTGGGTTGAAGGTTTGTATTCTTGTAGAATTGTAATTAGGTCTTCCGCTTTCATTTGTTTGATTGTAAATTTTTAATATAATATTCTACACATTGCAAGGTGTACTCTTTTTGTAGGTCGTAATCTAACGAATCTGATTTGCTCCAATACTTTTCAGTTCTGATTTTACGCCAGTCGTTAATGTTAAAGTTCAACGTTAGATTAAACAAATCTTTATGAACTTGAAATTTCTCATCTTTTTCAATTTGCTTGTCCCACCTGTCGTTCATTTTTTCAAGTTGTTCTTCAGTCATTTTCTTCGTTTATTAATTTGGTTGGTGTAAAGGTTGAAAAAACTTCTTCGCGTGAAAGACCTGTGTGAAGGCAGATGTTGTTGAAGTCTTTGATTCGCATTCGTTCTGGATGCGTAACGTAAAGGCGCGCCGTTGGATCGCTTATGCGTAACGCTGTCTTGAAGTTCTTCATTGTCTTGAAGTTTATCTTGACAAGGCGACCGAATGGAGTTTTGTAGATTGCTTTATTCATAAGTTAAAAAGAGATTTCACCACGCGTTGAATGAAGTTCAATTGACGTTCGTTTGCTTTCATTGTTGGCGCGGTTGTTTGTTTTGGTTTAGGTTGAGAAAAGAGATTCGTTTGCTTTGGTAGTTTTGTCTTGCCTAACTTCTTCAATTCGTTGTACTGGTCTTTCTTTTCAGTAAACAACAAGTAGCGGTCGGTGTGAACGCGCTCAAGGGCTTTATACGTTCCATTCTCTTTCCAATAAAAACCCGCTTCAAATAATGGTCGGCAATATCCACGACTGCTATTCATTTTATAAATGGCTTCTGTTGGTGTGTGTCCTTCGTTTACTAACTTGCAAAATTGACGAACTCTTTCGATGTTAAATTGTTTTCTTGTTTTCATTGTGTTGTGTTTTGATTGTATGGTTTATTATTCATTAAGTGTCATAAAAGGCGCGTATGTATGATATAAACGCCTTTTATAACATCTTATTAATTTAGAACGGCATATCGTCCGTGTCGTCC